AGTACATGAGCTTATACGTGTAGCAGAAGAAGAGATTATAGTAGATGGGGGAGAAGACGAATTGGCTGCAGACAGATTAAAAAATGCAGCAGCAACTAAAAAGCTTGCAATATTTGACGCTTTTGAAATACTTTCTCGTATAGAAACAGAAAAAAACATTATGGAAGATAAGCCGGCCGAAAATAAAAAAAGCTTCGGGGGGTTTGCTGAAAAAAGATCTAAATAATGTACGAGCAAACATTGATAAAAACCATAACACCTGTTAAAGAAAATGTTATTAAAAGAAATAACAGGTATAAAAAATGGGCTTATGGTTATAATAAAGAATACGATATTATAGTTATTAGTAAAAATGGTACTATAGGTGATATTATTGAAATACAAAATTTAGTTATAGCATTACCAGCAAAGCCTAAAGACGTTGAAAATAATAATAATAAATGGGAAGCACATATATATCCTAAGGAATTAAATAGAATAAATACAATATTTGATTGGGAATCATATCCTGAATCTTTTAAAAATAAGTGGTATGCGTATATTGATAGAGAATTTACTAGACGGGATCAGGGCTATTGGTTTTATAATAAAAGTAACCCTACTTACATTACTGGTTCTCACTATATGTACTTGCAGCACACCAAAATTGATGTTGGGAAGCCAGATTACAGGGAAGCAAATAGAATATTCTTTATTTTCTGGGAAGCGTGTAAAGCCGATAATAGATCTTATGGAATGTGCTATCTTAAAAACAGACGGTCTGGTTTCTCATTTATGTCCTCGGCAGAAGCAGTCGCTCAAGCTACAATTACTACAGATGCACGGTTCGGAATATTGTCCAAATCTGGAGCTGATGCTAAAAAAATGTTCACCGACAAAGTTGTCCCTATATCCGTTAATTACCCGTTCTTTTTTAAACCAATACAGGACGGAATGGATAGACCAAAAACTGAATTAGCTTATAGGGTGCCTGCTAGTAAATTAACTAGAAAATCAATTACTGAAACTAGCGAAAAACAAATATTAGAAGGATTAGATACAACTATTGATTGGAAAAATACCGGAGACAATAGCTATGATGGTGAAAAGTTAAGATTACTAGTGCATGATGAATCTGGAAAGTGGGAAAGACCTGATAATATATTAAATAACTGGCGCGTAACAAAAACAACTTTAAGACTAGGAAGTCGCATTATAGGCAAATGTATGATGGGTTCTACTTCAAATTCTTTAGATAAAGGAGGAGAGAATTTTAAAAAGTTGTATTATGACTCAGATGTTACAAAAAGAAATAAAAATGGCCAGACTAGCTCAGGACTATATTCTTTGTTTATACCTATGGAATGGAATTACGAAGGATACATTGATACTTATGGACACCCTGTCTTTGATACGCCAAAATTACCCGCAATTGACAACGATGGATACGAAATTGATACAGGCGTAATAGACTTTTGGCATAATGAAGTTGATGGGTTAAAGCATGACTCAGATGGATTAAACGAATATTACCGTCAATTTCCAAGAACTGAGGAGCATGCATTCCGAGATGAAGCTAAAAATAGTATATTTAATTTAAGCAAAATATATGAGCAAATAGATTACAATGAAGATCTCGAAAGACAAGGTTTCATTACTAGAGGAAGCTTTAATTGGGAAAATGGTATTAAAGATTCTAAAGTAATGTTTACGCCTAATAGATCGGGTAGATTTTTAGTATCATGGACGCCACCTAAAAACCTTGAAAACAATGTAATAAACAAAGGAGGTATTAAACATCCAGGAAACGAACACATAGGTGCTTTTGGGTGTGATTCTTATGATATATCCGGCACAACTGATGGACAAGGATCAAAGGGATCGCTTCATGGCCTTACTAAATTTAGTATGGAAGATGCACCTCCTAATACATTTTTTTTAGAATATATTGCACGGCCTCAAACAGCTGAAATATTTTTTGAAGATGTATTGATGTCTCTTGTATACTACGGGATGCCATTATTAGCAGAAAATAACAAGCCAAGACTTTTATATTATTTAAAAAGAAGAGGTTATAGGGGTTTTGCAATGAATAGACCTGATAAAATTTGGAATAAATTATCAGTAACAGAAAAAGAAATTGGTGGTATACCAAATTCATCTGAAGATATTAAACAAGCTCACGCAGCTGCAATTGAAACTTATATAAACAAGCATGTTGGTATAACCGAGGAAGGCGGCGGCAATATATATTTTAATAAAACTTTAAATGACTGGGCAAAGTTTGATATAAATAAAAGAACAAAATTTGATGCAACTATAAGTTCGGGATTAGCTATAATGGCTTGCAATAGACATTTATACTATCCAAAAGCTAAAGTTGAAAAACAAAATGTAGATTTAAAAATTTCTAGATTTAATAATAAAGGAATGCATTCGCAAATAATACAATAGCATGGCAGAAACATTATTAAAAAGCTCATTTCCTAGCCAGATAGCATCTGACGCAGAGAAGGCAACCCAAGAATATGGTTTAAAAGTTGCGCGTGCTATTGAACACGAGTGGTTTAAAAGAGACAGTGGGGCTACACGATTTTATTCTAACAGAGATGAGTTTCACCGATTGCGTTTATATGCAAGGGGTGAGCAGTCTGTAAAAAAATATAAAGATGAATTATCTATTAATGGTGATTTATCATATCTTAATTTGGATTGGAAACCAGTACCAATCATTCCAAAGTTTGTTGATATAGTTGTTAATGGAATGTCTGATAGGCTTTATGATATAAAAGCATTTTCACAAGATCCATCATCTGTAAAACAAAGAACAGATTATGTTGAATCTGTATTAGCAGATATGCAATCAAAAGAAATATCTGATCAAATACAACAACAGCTTGGGATAAATGTGTATAGCAACGATAGAGATAGCCTACCTGAAAATGAGGATGAGTTGGCTTTACATATGCAGCTTGAATATAAGCAGTCAATTGAGATTGCTGAAGAGCAAGCTATTAATTCTATATTTAACTCTAATAATTATGATTTAACACAAAGACGAGTTAATTATGATTTAACAGTTATAGGCGTTGGAGCAGTAAAAAATGAATTTACAACTTCAGAGGGCATAAAATTAAAGTACGTAGACCCTGCTGATTTAGTATATTCTTATACGCACTCGCCCTATTTTGATGATATATATTATGTAGGGGAAGTTAAATCGGTTACTATTAATGAATTAAAACAACAATTTCCTGAATTAACTGATGAAGATTTAAAAGAGTTAACAAAACAAGGCACACAAACATCTGCATCACATAATAGATTTATAAATGAGGATAGTGTTTTAGATGCAAATACAATACAGGTATTATATTTCAATTATAAAACATATAATAATGAAGTATATAAAGTTAAACAAACAGCGTCTGGTGCTTTAAAAGTTATTGTAAAAGATGATCAATTTAATCCACCTAAAGATGCTAGAGCTTTATTTGATAAAATATCAAGATCTGTAGAGGTTGTATATGATGGAGCATTTGTTTTAGGAACTCAACGTTTACTTAAATGGGAGGTAGCTAAAAACATGGTACGTCCAAAAAGTGACACAACTAAAGTTATGTTAAACTATAGTGTTGTAGCACCTCGTATATATAAAGGGCGAATTGAGTCATTAGTAAGCAGAATAACAGGTTTTGCTGATATGATACAGCTCACTCATTTAAAGCTACAGCAGGTAATGGCAAGAATGATACCTGATGGTGTTTATTTAGATGCTGATGGATTGGCTGAAATTGATTTAGGTAATGGTACTAATTACAATCCGCAAGAAGCATTAAATATGTTTTTTCAAACAGGTTCTGTTATTGGTAGGTCAATGACACAAGAGGGTGATATGAATCCCGGAAGAATGCCAATACAAGAACTTACATCTAATGGTGGAAATAATAAAATAGGTTCACTTATTAATACCTATAATTATTATTTACAAATGATAAGAGATGTAACAGGCTTAAACGAGGCTAGGGACGGAAGTACACCTGATAAAAATGCATTAGTTGGAGTTCAAAAGCTGGCAGCTGCTAATTCAAATACAGCAACAAGGCACATATTACAGTCTAGTTTATATTTAGCGGCTAAAACAGCAGAAGCAGTAAGCTTAAGAATATCTGATGTATTAGAATTTTCACCCACAAGAGATGCTTTTATATCTAGTATAGGCAGATTTAATGTAGCAACGTTAGAAGATATTAAAAATATGCATTTGCATGACTTTGGTATATTTATTGAGTTATCACCAGATGAAGAAGAAAAACAAATGCTTGAAAACAATATACAACAAGCTTTAGCTAAAGATCAAGTTTATTTAGAAGATGCTATTGATATAAGAGAAATAAAAAATATTAAATTAGCAAATCAACTTTTAAAGGTTAGAAGACGCAAAAAATTAGAGCAGGATCAGGCAACAGCACAACAAAATATTCAAGCGCAAGCTAATGCTAATTCCCAAACTACACAAGTTGCCGCTGAAATGGAAATTAAAAAGAATCAATCTATTACACAACAAAAAGCAGAGCTTGCTCAGGTTGAGGCAAATCTTGAAATGGAAAAAATGCAAAATGAAAAAGAACTTAAAAAAGAGCTTATGCGATTTGAGTTTGATCTTAACATTGCATTGAAAGATAAAGAAGGTGAGGTTTATACTAATAGGGAACAGTACAAAGAAGATCGTAAAGACGAAAGAACTAGGATACAAGCTTCACAACAATCTAAACTTATTGAACAAAGAAAAGATAAAAAAGGAGAACAAGAGTTTGAGTCCGCGGGTAACGATACCATGGGGAGCGGCTTTAACTTAGAACAATTTGAACCCCGTTAATTTTATAATATTATATCATGGCAGAAGAAACTACTCAAGTTGAAGAGACCACACAAGAAGCGGTTGAACAACAAGCAGAAGAAAAACAACCTGTTGCTGAAGAGCCAAAAAAGCCTAGCAACACAACCGTTGATGAAGACGGTACTATTAAATTAGATTTAAGAAATTTAAACAAAAAAGACGATGCCGTTCAAGAGCAAAGCACAGATGAGGTTCCTGTACGCGACGAATCCGAAACTAGCGGAGAAGTACAAGAACAAAACAACGAAGAAGCAGATGAAAAATCTGCCGAACAAAGCGACTCCACTAACGATGAAAGCTCGGTGCTCGAGCTCGTATCAAGCGAAGAAACGGTAGACGAAGAGGCAACATTAGCGGATAAAATAAAAGATATTCCTAATAAGCTTAAAGAAGAGTCAGAAGACGTAAATAATAATCAAGAAGTCAGCGAGTTACCCGAAAATGTAAATAAACTTGTTGATTTTATGAAAGAAACAGGAGGAACTTTAGAAGATTATGTTAATTTAAATAAAGATTACTCTAATATGGATGATATGGATGTTTTAAGAGAACACTATAGGCAGTCCAAACCTCATTTGAATGAGGAAGAAATAAGTTTTTTAATTGAAGATTCTTTTTCATACGATGAAGACGCAGACGATGAAAGAGATGTTCGAAGAAAAAAGCTTGCATTAAAAGAATCTATCGCAGAAGCTAAATCAACTCTAACTAATTTAAAGAGTAAATATTACGATGATCTTAAGTTAAGCTCAAAGTTAACTCCCCAACAGAAAGAAGCGGTTCAGTTTTATGATGATTATAAACAAACGCGAGAAACATCAAAACAGCAGCGTTCTATATTTGAACAAAAAACAAATGATTTGTTTACTGACAATTTCAAAGGTTTTGAATATAAAGTCGGACAAAACAAATATAGATTTAAGGTAAAAGATGTAAATAGTGTGCAAGAAAACCAGTCTGATATTAATTCATTAGTTAGCAAGTTTGTTGACGAAAAAAATAATATGAAAGACGCAGCTGGTTATCATAAAGCATTATTTACAGCTATGAATGCTGATGCTATTGCAAATCACTTTTATGAACAAGGCAAAGCTGATGCTATTAAAAATAGTATGGCCAAGTCTAAAAACATAGATATGAACCCACGCGGCACGCATGAAAATGTAACAACCGCAGCGGGTATGCAAGTAAAAGCAATTAGTGGAGATGATTTCAGTCGTTTAAAAATTAAAATGAAACAATAACAAAATTAAGATTATTTAAAAATGGGATTATTTGAAACAGGTGGTTCGTTTCCAGCAGGATTAACGCCCACCCCTACTAAAACTTTGTTTGGTAATAACTACCTAACATTCGATTCTGCCTCAGGAGGTGGAACATTTGCACAACAATTTCTACCTGATGTATACGAAAAAGAAGTTGAAAGATACGGAAACCGTTCTGTAGCTTCTTTTCTACGTATGGTCGGTGCTGAAATTCCTTCTGCTTCAGACCAAATTATTTGGTCAGAACAAGGAAGATTACATATAGCTTACGATAGCGCATCTGCTAATACAACAACTGGTGTAATTACTGAAACTGCTCACGCTGTAAGACTTGGTCAAACTGTAGCTATTATTGAAGCTGGAACACATCCAAATGATGGAGTAACTTGGACTGCTGATAAAGTGGTAAAAGGTGTTGTTTCTGCTGTAACTGCTGACACATTTACTGTACTTGCCTATGGAGGCGCTACGCTTACTGCCGCTGGACTTACTTCCGGTACTGGCGTTAGTGTAAAAGTATTTGTATATGGTTCTGAGTTTGCTAAAGGAACTTCGGGTATGGCTGGTTCTATTGACGCTGGTTTCCAAAAATTCTCTAATTCACCTATCATTATCAAAGATAAATATTCTATCTCTGGTTCTGATACTGCACAAATTGGATGGGTTGAGGTTACTACAGAAAACGGAGCTTCTGGCTATTTATGGTATTTGAAGTCTGAGCATGAAACAAGGCTTAGATTTGAAGATTATCTTGAAATGTCAATGGTAGAAGGTGAACTTGCTGCTTCAGGATCTGGAGCAATCGGAGCTTCTTATAAAGGAACTGAAGGTATGTTCGCTGCTATTGAGTCAAGAGGAAATGTTTATCAAAACTTCAACTCTAATGAGCAACTACTTGATAATGACGCTGCCGGTGGTGGTGCAAGAAGTGCTCTACAAGATTTTGATGAAATTCTAAAAAATCTTGACAAGCAAGGAGCTATTGAAGAAAACATGCTTTTCCTTAATAGAGCTACCGCGCTTGCATTTGATGATATGTTAGGAGCTGTTAATGCACATTATGCTGGTGGATCTTCTTTTGGAGTATTCAACAACAGTGAGGATATGGCTCTTAATCTTGGGTTTAGTGGTTTCAGAAGAGGTTCTTATGATTTTTATAAGACTGACTGGAAATACTTAAATGATGCTACAACAAGAGGACTTGGTGGAAATATTGATGGTGTGCTTGTACCTGCTGGTACTTCAACAGTGTACGATCAACAACTTGGTAAAAACATCAAGCGTCCATTCTTGCACGTAAGATATAGAGCTTCTGAAGCTGATGATAGAAAAATGAAATCTTGGATCACTGGATCTGTAGGTGGAGTTTATACTAATGATGAAGATACTATGAATGTACACTTCTTATCTGAAAGATGTTTGTGTGTTCAAGGGGCTAATAACTTCGTATTATTTAAGACTGCTACTCAGCAAGCTTAATATTTAATGTAGAGATGGGGCGCCTTTGGGCGCTCCTATCTTTACTTTTTATTAATTTTATTATATTATATTATGGCAACTAAAACAAAGGCTACAAAGCCTTCAGGCCCTAAATGGGTTATAAAAGATAGATCTTATGTTCTTAAAGGTGGCAAACAACCTTTAACATTTACTTTAGCTTCAAAACATCATTCAAGAACACCTCTGTTATGGTGGGATGAAGAATTAGGTTATTCAAGAGAATTAAGATATGCTACTAATCAAAAATCACCACTTCGTGATGAGCAAAAAGGTAATTCAACATTAGGGCATATTGTTTTTAGAGATGGATTTTTGTTTGTGTCAAAAACAAATCAATCATTACAAAAACTGTTATCATTGTATCATCCAGGCAAAGATGTTATGTACGAAGAATTGGATTCTGTACAAGAAGCAAAAGATGATTTGGTAGATTTAGAAATGGAAATTGAAGCTTTAAATATTGCAAAATCAATGGAATTAGACCATGCTGAAGCGGTATTAAGAGTTGATCAAGGAAGTTCTGTTTCATCAATGACCTCGCAAGAAATAAAAAGAGATATACTATTATATGCAAAAAATAACGCAGAGCTTTTTTTACAACTTGCAAATGATGATAATGTTCAACTAAGAAACTTTGGTATTAAAGCATCTGAATTAGCTATAATACATTTATCAACAGATCAAAGATCTTGGCATTGGAGTAAAACAAATAGAAAATTGTTTACAGTACCATTTGACGAAAATCCTTTTTCAGCATTAGCCGCGTGGTTTAAAACTGATGAGGGAACAGAGGTATATAAAGCTATTGAAAAACAATTAAAATAACCATCTTGTAGTGATATGGGTCACTACGGTGGCCCTATCATTATAAATACAAAATTATGGCAATAAGCGTAGATACGGTATACCAAAGAGTACAAGCCATTCTTAATAAAGAGAATAGAGGTTATATGACTCCACAAGAGTATAATCTTCTTGCTAATCAAGCTCAATTAGAAATATTTGAACAATATTTTTATGATTTAGGCCAATTTAATAGACTTGGCGAAATAAATAGTGAATATGCTAATGTAATAGATAATATAAAAGAAAAAATTAGCTTATTCAAAAAAACATCTTCACTAACAAAAAGCGGTTCCGTTTTTCCTTTACCATCAGATATATATAGATTAGGCACTGTTTATTATAACAATACAACACCTATTGATCAATTAGATCAAAATGAATTTTTATATATAAACGCTTCTCCGCTTACTACTCCATCTACTTCTCAACCTGTTTTTGTAAGAAATGGAAATGATTTAAATATATATCCGTCAACTATAGCAAATAGTATTAATTTATCATATATTAAAGTTCCTTCTGAAGCAAAATGGGAATATGTAACTGTATTGGATACAGCGCAGTATGATAATACTACAGCGGTAGATTTTGAGCTGCATGAATCTGATGAAACAACTTTAGTATATAAAATATTAAGTTATGCAGGTCTTGTAATAAAACAACCTGAAATCAGTCAAATTGCAGAGCAAAAAGATGCTTTAAAAACACAAAAAGAAAAATCTTAATAAATGAGTTTAGCAGAGTACATACAAGATGATTACTATTCAGGTTCGAATAAGGGTTACTATCAATACATAAAGCTAGCTGATGTAATAAGTAATTTTATAGTATCGCAAGTAGGCGACGATAAAATTATTAAAAAGGTAAAAAGAGCAGAAGTTTTTTTCCATGCTCAGCGCGCCTTGCAGGAGCTTAGTTATGACACTATAAATAGTATAAAAACACAAGAAATAGAAGTACCTCCTTCACTTAGTATGCCTCTGCCCCATGACTTTGTAGGTTATACTAGAATATTGTTTACAGATGAGTCTGGAATACAAAGACCACTAACACCTTCAAAAACATCTTCGGCTCCATCCGCTGTATTTCAAGATTCAAATTATAACTACGTATTTGATAACGCTGGTAAACTTTCTTTAGCAAATGAGTCAGAAAGCGCATCAAGGTTTAGAACAGCTAACCAAGACACAAATGCTAATACTGATTCTAATATAAATTTTTTAGAAGAGGGATACGGATATAATGTAGATTTTGGCAAAAGATATGGTATAAATCCTCAATTAGCTACAAAAAATGGGTCGTTTATAATTGATCAAAATAATGGCACAATTTCTTTTTCTAATGATAATAAAAATAGAATTATTGTTTTAGAATATATATCAGATGGTTTAAATATTAGTGATGATATGAAAATACATAAATTTGCTGAAGAAGCAATATATAAATCAATATCCCTTGCAATAATATCAGCAAAATCTAATATACCTGAGTATCAAATAAATAGACTTAAAAAAGAACGTAGAGCTACAATGCGAGCTGCCAAATTAAGGCTTGCTAATATAAATATTGCAGATCTTACTCAAATAATGAGAGGTAAATCTCAACAAATTAAGCACTAGAATATGGCTGAAATTAAGCACACTTTTACGTCAGGGAGAATGAATAAAGACCTTGACGAAAGGCTTATCCCTAATGGAGAATATAGAGATGCTTTAAATATAAAAGTTTCTTCTTCTGCAGGCTCAGATGTGGGTGCAGTTGAAGGCCTTTTAGGTAATATACAAATATCTCAATTAGGCATTGACAATGCTTCGGCTATAGGGGCTATAAAAGATACAACTAATAATAAAATTTATTGGTTTATAACATCTTCAAGCATTGATTCAATATTTGAACAAAATATTTTAACAAATACTTTTGCTCCTGTTATTGTTGATTTAAAATCAAAACAAGTAACCACAATAAAAAGTGTAGTTTCTTCTGATTTAAGCAACGATATTATATTTGAAGATATTAACAATAATACTATTAAAAAAATAATAGGTAATGATTTGCCATCTGAAACAGATGAAGAAGCATTAGTGCTTAATAATATTTTTGTAAATATTCCAGATATTGCAACTAATATATCAATACCAAAAAATACGGTATTGAAAAAAAATGAAAATGGGTTTTTTGTTTTTAAAAATATAAAATATAACAATAAAAAAATTCAATTTAATAATATTGAATTTGTATATTATTCTAATAACATATTAAATTTTTCTAAAAATAATTTAATTACTGGAATAAATATAATAGATGGTTTATTGTTTTTTACAGATAATGTAAATGCCCCGCGCAGGATTAATATAAAAGATTTTGTAACTTTTTCTAATGGCATATATAACGCTAAAACTAAAGTTAAATATAAAGTTAAAAATAAAGAAACAAATCAAATATTAGAAGAAGAAAGAGTATTTACAGAAGATGATATTTCTGTAGCAAAAAAAGCACCTTTTGCTTCACCGGATATGGAGCTTTTTGATAGCCTTATAGAAGGTACGACTGAAATATCTAATTTAAAAAATTTATTTGGTATTAAAATAAATGATATAATAGATTTAAAAAATATAGGTCTAACTTTATCATGGCAAGCTGAAGATATAATAGAAATTTCGTCGCCTGACGATAGTGATGTAACTATAACAACACAAGTTTCTACTGTTCTTAACGACAATATTGAATTAAAAGTAATTTCTATAGAAGGCGATATAGCCGATAAAAATTTAAATTATAATTTTGAGTTATTAGAAAAAGATTCTATATATAAACTTGGCTTTGTAAGGTTTGCTTATAGATGGAAATATAAAGATGGAGAATATTCTGCAATATCTCCTTTTACAGTCCCTGCTTTTATACCGGGCACTTTTTTATTTGATGGGCGTGAGGCTTATAATAAAGCTATGTCAAATAAATTACAAAAAGTAATTCTTTCAAATTTTAATTTAGGAGATTCTAATGTTGAAAAAATAGATATATTATTTAAAGAAACAAGAAACAATAATATATATGTTCTTCAATCTATAAATAAAGAAGATTTTAATGAATCTTTTGAAATAAAAAAAGAGCAAATACATTCAGTATTACCTAATGATCAATTATTAAGGCAATGGGATAATGTTCCTAGAAAAGCTAAAGCACAAGAAATTACTGCTAATAGAATTATTTATGGAAATTATGTACAAAATTTTGATATTTTTACAGACCCAAAATTTAAAATAGAATCATACAATAGAAATGCTTTATTTAATAGATCTATAAAATCTAATAGAACATACCAAGTTGGCGTAGTGTATATGGATGATTACAATAGACATTCTCCTATATTATCTAATGATAGCGGTTCTTACACTATAAATTACCAATCTGCCGGTCTAAATACTGGTCTTTCTATTAAAATGACAACTCCACCGCCGGCTTGGGCTAAATATTATAAATATTATATAAAAGATGTTTCTGGAGAATACTATAATTTAGCCGCTGACAAATTTTATAAAGATGAACTAACTAATTTTGTTTATGTTTCTTTTCCTTCAACAGATAGAAACAAAATAGACAAAGACTCTTATTTGCATTTAAAAAAATATCATGGTAGCGATAAGCTACAGGACTCACCTGTTAAATACAAAGTAATTGATATTTTTAATGAACCCCCTGAGGTGATACATGAAAAATTAGAGCAAATAGGTGCATTTGAAAATGTATTATTTGCCGCATCTTATGGGGATAACGCTACTGTTGCTACAAAAACCGCTGGAGGAACTCCTGTAGAAAATAATACCAAAATACAAATACGTTCTATAAATACTACAGGCACAACAAGTGGAGAAGCTGGCACCCAAGGGGTTGATAGTGATTCTAAAGAATTTTTAAAAGGTGGTACTTATGCAAGATTTTATATTAATAATAAAAAGTCTAAAACATATAAAATAGCTTCTACTAGGTATCATTTTGATGGGGGAAGTGACGAAGCTGAAGTTAAGTTTGAAAAGCCTTTTGGCCCTGATGTAAATTTTATATATACTGATCCTGAGCTATCTAATAGTCCAATAAAACCAAATGTTGCAATGCGTTTTTATAAAGACGCGGCTGATGCTGGTGACCCAGAATTTAATGGTAGATTTTTTGTTAAATTAAGAAATGATTTTACATTAGATGATGCTATAAAAAAACAGCCTGCTACAGATGACGATGGCGTTAAATATTTTGAAGCATACAGCGTTTTATTTGATGGATTAGATAGAAATAATTATAATTATGCAAAATCTGGAAGCGAGCCCCGAATTTCACCAACACCAGTTCATGTTAAAGCAGGAGGCACTAAAGTTGAGGGAAGCAGATCAGAAACAGGAAAAAGAGATTTAATTGGAAGTAAAAAAGCACATATAACTTTTGAGCAAACTGGTCCTTCAGATGATTCTTCTTTCTTAGATAATATAACTGTAGGCACAAAATTAAGGTTTTCTAACCATAGCACTATATATAGAGTAGGGGTAGCAAAGCATGAAACTATTTCCAGAAAAAAGGGTCCTAGCCACTCTGTAAAAGTAGTAAAAATGCGCTTTGAAGACGAAGATGGTAAAGAAACAAATTTAACGCATGATCTTGTAACCGATCGAACAAACTTAGACCCTAATTTTTTATCTGTAAGTATACTTATAGAAGAAGACGAAGAAACAGTTTTATTTACTTCTAATCCAGCTGTTTTTGAAACTGAGCCTAAAGAACAAAAAACAGAATTAGATATATATTACGAAACAGAAAAAGCTTTTCCAATATCAGAGCATGGCAATTTTAAAGAATTAGAATGGTATAATGCATTTTCTTTTAACAACGGTGTAGAGTCTAATAGAATAAGAGATGATTTTAATGGTATTTTTATTGATACAGGGGTAAGGGCTTCGTCCGTTATTGAAGAACAATTTAAAGAAGAACATAAATTTAACGGAATAATTTGGTCTGGCATAATTAACTCTAGGTCTGGTGTTAATCAGTCAAATCAATTTAATGCAGCAAATCCTATAACAAAAGATTTACTCCCTTCATACGGCCCAATACAAAAAATGCATGCATGGGACGATCAATTAGTAATGCTTTGTGAAAATAAAATTGTTAGAGCTTGGGCTGATAAAGACCAATTATTTAATGCTGACGGTTCTACAAATTTAATTGCCAGCAATAGCGTAATAGGGTCGGTAAGCCCCTATAACGGAGATTATGGAATATCTAATAACCCTGAGTCGTTTGCAAGCTATGGGTTTAGATGCTATTTTACTGATAAAAAAAGAGGTGCTGTATTAAGACTTTCTAAAGACGGATTAACTGCAATAAGTGCAGCTAATATGTCCACATTTTTTGAGGATAGGTTATATGGCCAAACAAGATTATTATTAGGATCTTTTGACGAAAACAATAAACTATATAATATTACTTTTAGCCAGCAAGACACATTGTGTTTTTCAGAAGCTGTTAATGGTTGGGTAACAAGAAAATCTTATATGCCAGACCACGCTATTTCTTTAAATGGCAAATATTATACGTTTAAAAAGAACGAAATTTGGGAGCATGATAGAAAAGATGCAATATTAAATACATTTTATGGGGATTCAATTACTTCTTCTGGAACAAACAATTCAGCATATTCTAAAATAGTATTTGAATTAAATGATGACCCTTCTATAATTAAAAAATTTAAAACTCTTTCTTATGAGGGCGATAAAGGTTGGAATGCTAAAATAGAAACGGATCAACAAAAAAGTTCTACATTATCTTTTAAAGAAAAAGAAAATAAATATTTTTCAAATATTACAGGAGAATCAAAAAATAGAAATAATTTAGATTTAAAAAATATTTCTTTTCAAGGTATTGGTAAATCTGTACCAGCCTCTGACGCTGAATATACAGACCAAATTGGTAATGTCAATAATACAATATCAACGGTAGTTTTAAGTGCTAATAGTATAGACTCTTTACCAATTAATATAAAAGATATAAAAAGCATTACTATTAATAAAAAGCCGGGAGAAAAAACTTCTAGTTTTGAATTTTATATATATCCTCAAGAAGGATATTATATAGTGCCTAATTCTTTGGAATACTCAAATATAGAACCAGGAAGTTCTATGTTATTCGAATATATTGATGACTACGCAAAAATAACTTTAAGTTATGAATTAATACAAGGGTCTACCGACCAAAATTATAATTTTTTAGTTTTAGGAAAAACATTACAAAAAGAAGTTGTAGTTGAAGGTACTTATACTTATAATTTACCCTCGCCTTGGCAGTTAGATTTTCCACTAACAGGAACTTTTAGAGTTAAAGGACTCCCAGGGGAGGCTGGAATAATAATTAAATCACCTACTGTATTTTTAGGAAATGATGATTTAGACTTGCATTTAATAGAGTTTAATTCTACGAATGATTCAGATATAACAATTGAGGCAAATTCTAATGTTAAAATTGCTGTTTCTAAGCAGAATAATAATGCTTTTAAAGTAACAGAATTAATAACATTACCTAAAAAATCTATTCAAAATTTTTCATATGTAGTAAATGTAAAAAGTACAGAAGCTCCGCCGGTTATAAATTATCTTATACGAAAAACATTTAACCCAGAAAATTTTACTTTAAGTAACTTAGAAGAAACAGTAGATTTAAAAATATTAGCTAATATAAATTCTTCTTATAATATAAAATTTGAAAGAACAGCTGGCAGCCCAATAGAAATTATAAAAGAACAAACAATTGTACACACTACAGAAGAACAAGGGTTTGAATTTGTTTTTCCTGAAAGTAATTTAAGCGAAATATATAAAATAACTATTAGCGAAAACACAAATACACAAGCAAAAGATTCTTTTGGTGATAAAATTGTTACATTTTCAAGAGCTGCTAAAGTTCAAAAAGAAGCTAATTTATTAATAAAATATAATCAAAATAGTAATACTACTTTAACGTATAATGCTTTTGTAGGGGAAAGTATTAATTCAAAAATAAATTTTAGTGGCACAAATTATATAACATTACCAGTCGGTACTTATATTATACCCAAATCGCCTTTATCTTCTGATTTTGTTAATTTTGGGAAAAACAAAAATAATGCCTCAATAGATTTTACAAAATTTGAGTTTGATACTACAAACACTAATCGATTAATTATAGAAGGTATAATAAATATTGAAAATATTACAGAAAATGAAACTTATATACTTGATTTAACAAAAGTATTGGGTGCAAGTATTACGACTACTTTTGATTATAGCATTGTAAGTGGATCCGGAAATTATACAGATTCCCCAACATCTTATACAGATATTGGGCCCGGAGGATTAATAAAAAATCCTGATTTAACACAATATCTTTTTACATTAACACCTTCTTCTAATTTTGTTTTTAAAGAAACAATTAGCGGAAGCGATTTTGAAATTGTAGACAGTTCAAATACCGACGTTTCTTCTTTATATGCACTTACAGGAGAAATAAAATTATTAAAGGAAAACAATTTAATTAAAGTTGGGTTTGATACAAAATCTTATACAGTACCTTTAACTGCGTCAACAATTTTTGTTAGACCAAAGCAATCAGTTGTATTAACAGAGGCTGATGTAAGTAGTATTGCTAAAAAATATATATTAGATATAGAATTAACCGCTGAAAGTACTCAATCTAATGAATTAACGTATACTGAAAATTTTGCTAAAACTTTTAAAAATATAGATTCAGCTTCTACAAATATATTATACCAGTTTGTATACAATGATAAAGAACTATCAAATTTAAGACCTTTATTAAATAATAATATTATAGGTGCTATTCACTCAGGTCAATTTAGCAATTTTGTTTTTTCAAATACCAATAATACACAAGTAACTTTAGTAAGCTCAAGTGGAGGAACTTTTACAAATACAGACGGAAATTCTGTAACTGTCGCAGGGCCTTATAGTTATGATTCTTCTACAAAAGATTTAACCGTTAACTTGCTAATTAATTTAACAGCAGGTGGAAATAGTGTAAGTAATAAGGTTTCCTTAAAAATACTTTTTGATCATTTAAAACAATATAATGCTTCAAATAATTTAATTGATAAATACAAATTAATTTCTATATATCCAGGTGCTGGTTTAACAAGCATGGTAAGGGCTGGTTGTGAAAATACTTTAAAAGGAACACCCTCTTATGTAGGCCCAGATAGTTTTACTTCAATAGATCCACAAGACAATAAATTCCCTAAGTTTTGGATGTACAATGGTGCTCCTTTAGCAAAAGGTCAACAAATTTTTGCACAAAAAGAAAATGAAGTAGCCCCTGGCAGTCCTGTAGTATGGTTCCAAACTAATACTAAAAATATTTTAGTAGCAGGGGATAACACTCTTTATAATGTTGGGCAAGATAATTTAAAAAGAGATGGTATAATATTAGAATCTAAAGCATGTCCGTTGCCAAGCAGCCATATAAGTGTTGCTTATGATGGAACTCAATATGTGAAACCAACAAGAGGATATTATCCAGATGTTATAACTCATAAACTTCTTTTGCATAGTACAATATATAAAGATGAGCAGGCAACAGTTACAGGAGAGATTATAAATATTACTTCAACTCAAAAAGGTAATTACGGTGATTTTTACCAATGGGCAGTAGTAACAGGCCAAGTAAAAGCCGCTAAAGATGGATTGCCACCTCACTTCGCAAATACCTTTTTCCCCGGTTTACTTGAATCAACTCCATTAAATGGTTTAACAATTACATCTATAACTGCTAGTAGCAATAAACAAAATTATACAGATAGAGAGGCTTATAACTCGGCTGGAGTATTTAACAATAATCCTCTGGCTGTAACATCAAATGTTGGTAATGTAAAATATAAATGGAAAAAAAGTTTGTTTTTTAATGAAAATGGAGTAGCAGAAATGGAGTGGTTTTCTTATAGAGGTAAAGCACAATATAGTTATATGGTTAGATTTGACAATAGAGCTGCTACCTCACCTGTAGCGGGATTTGGTTATCAAATACCTTTTATGGCCAGAAGAAGCAATGCAGGAATAAGTGATAAATATGATGTAGGACCATCACCTAATCAAGTAAATAAATACGAAAAAATTTCAAATACTTGCTTCCAAGACTTAAAGCTTACAAAATTTGGGGCTAATAATCCTTTTTATGATGCAAATCCATATTGTCCTCCTGTAGGAGTTCCTGAAAACCCTGTTTTTTCAGATAAATATTTAATAAACGATAGCACAGACGATTTAATTGCTCTTAGAAATGGTTCTGGAGATATACAACAAATTGGGGCTCGGCCTTATGGAAATTATAATATGGTGACTTCGTTTGGTTTAATGTTTAATAATAGTGGCAATAAATTAAATTTTGAAAAAGATCCTAGTGAAGGAAATAAAATCCGAAGTATTGATAGAGAAGTAAAATATGCATATATTAAAATAGACAATTTAACAGTATATACTGACCCAGAATATTCTTTTAAAAATTTAATTGATCCAACAGAAAATCCGCCTTTTGAAGCAATAGGATTAGACGGCCCTACTGTTTTAAATATAAATGGGCAAAAATATGCAAAAATTGTATTTTTTAATACAAATAATACTTATAATATAAAGTATCATCCAGAAAGAGTTTTAAATAAAAATATTATATTCGGTACTGATGGTAGTACAAATAATTTTATTGGTTCAGTTATACAAGCAGGTAATATAGACCATACAGAAAACAGTAACTATTTAAAAGATTTAGGTAAATGGATACAAGGAAATATTTATGTATATGGATATAAAGCAGGATCTCCTGGTGATACAACAATAGATTTAGGATTTAATATTAAAAATTATGAAGTAGGAGGGCCTTCAAATATTGGACAATTCGTTAATTTAGAAAAATTAATAATAAAATAATGGCAGATCTTAATGTTTCTTTTAATAAAAAAATAAATTTTTCTTGTCAAATTGGTGATGAAGTATATTTTTTAAAAAGTGGTAATCCTCGATTTTTAGGCTTATGTAAAAGCATTTCAACAGATAGAAAAAGCTTTATTATAGATGTTACTGAAAACATAAGACCAGTTATAGGTGATTATTTTATGTTCGCTAAAAATAACGTAATAAATAGTAATGGAGTGCTTGGTTATCATGGCACTGTAACAATGGAAAATACATTAAATGATTCTACAGAATTATATGCTGTAAATTCTGAAATACAAATAAGTAGTAATTAAAAATATATTAATATGTTTGGAAGTGGAATTGTAAACCCATCAACATCAACACCAGCAGCAGCAGCAGCAGCGCCCGCGGCTATAGCAAAGGAGCCTAGCAAATTAGGCCAAGCTATAAAAAGTACAGCTCAAGACGATCCTGGAGCATTTGGACAAATAGCACAAGGTTTAGCAGGTGTAGCTGGTGGTTTAATTGGCGGTCGCGCTCGCAGAAGAGAACAAAGAGAAGCAAGAGCAGAATTAGCTAGACAAAGACAAGCTTACGAAACTTTTGAATTTAAAGACCCAACAGCTAATTTAACTAATCCTTTTGAAGATTTAACTGTAAATCAACAGCAAGCACAATTTGCTTCTCAACAACAACAGCAGGCTTTAGCAGGTACATTGTCAGGTTTATCTGGGGCTGCAGGAGGATCTGGGATTGCTGCGTTGGCACAAACATTAGCACAACAGCAATCAAGCAATTTACAAGCTTCTGCGGCAAGCATAGGTGCCCAAGAGTCTAGAAATCAATTAATGAGAGCCCAAGGGCAACAATCTTTAGAACAACAAAGAGCAGCAGGAGCTGCGGCAAAAGAAGCCAAAGAGTTCGGTAGAACAGAAACGTTATTTGGTATGGCACAACAACGTAAAGCTGCAGCAGACGAAGCAAGACGCGCCGCGACTGAAGGCTTAGTTGGCGGGATAGCCAATGTAGCTGTAGGAGCTGGTCGAATAGCCGCTGGCGGAATGTAAAATATATAATATGGCAAATCAACAATTAATTAGAGGCGCGCGGATGGCCGCAGATAGATTTACAGACATTGGAAAAGTTGTCGGAGACGCTGTAATGAGAGGTGAACAAGCTATACTTAGGCGTCGTGCCGTAGAAAATAGAAGGCAGGAATTACAAGCACAAGCTATTGCTCAATTACCTATGCTTGACGAATCACAAGTTCCGGAACAAATGCGTGAATATGCAATGACTGAAGCTATGAATATCCGTAATGAAGCAATTGCCGCTATTCAAAATAAAGATATAAATCCTGTTGAAAGACAATTAGCTATCAGCAAAGCTATGGGTAAAGTCAACAAAATAGCTACACAAGCTGGTGACTTTAAACAATGGATTGCCAATTTAGCTGAAATGGGGCAAGATGATTTAAGTAAATTAAATAGCCCCGAACTAATGTCTAAAGTTGATGATATATATAAAGGCAACTTTGTTGTGCAAAATGGTCAGTTTATATTTAATGATGGTGATGTAAAAGATTTTGGAGCATTAGTTAATACAAGACCTATATCTAGGAGATCAGATGCTTATTTGCAACAATTACAAGTTGTAGGTAAAGAATACGAAAAATATGGATTGCAAGGGTGGGATGAAGCATCGTTTAATAATAAAATTGAAAATGAAATAAAAAACATAAAATATACAGATGCAGATTTGGCTAGCATATTAGTTGATGAAATGGAAGACGAACTTCCAGAAGGTTTACAACAACAAATAAAAGATGATTTTGAAGATAATGGAAAATTTGATACTCTTAGCAAAGACCAGCTTGTACAAATAGTTTCTGACAGATACAAAGCTGCGGCTAAAGAAGCATTTGATAGATCTAAAAAATTATATGACGAAAAGGTTTCTGCTAAGGCTGCGGCTGATGCAGCTAAAGACAAAGCTGACACTGGAATGACTGCTTCCCTTAGACAAGAAATAGCGTTGTTTGGCCCAACAATAATACCGTATAGCAAATTTAGTGAGACTATATCTAATATTACAGAAATGGAAGGGCCTATGCAAAATGTTGGAGTTGATGCTCCAACTACCATACCTGTAACTAGTGAGATGAAATCGAAAACCATAGTTAATCAACTTCGTTCAATAAATAAACAAAGCCAAGGCGACTACGCTACTAGGGCAGAGCAATTAGAAATATTTAAAACAAATGCATCAACTGTTGATAGCTTAAAAGATTTATCTTCTGATCAACTTACAGATATGTTTAATGCTGTAAACGGAGATGCTTTAGCTTTTTATAAAGGTCAACCATTACAAATTAATTATGATAATCCTGATGATATTTATGATTTAATACTTAAAAATACACCAGGTTTAAGCCCAGAGGCCCAAAAGTATTTCTTTAATAAATATATGGCTGATAAATACGCCGATGTTGATACCTCCGGAATGCCAATTAAAAAATTCTGAAAATAATATAATATGTTTGAATTAGACGGAAACGAATATACGTTAACCCAAGTTCAAGCTGCGGCTTATAAGTCGGGCATGATGTTTGATGATTATATTCAAAAATATAAATTCAAAAAGTTGGGAAAGACAACTCCCACATCACAGGGTGCGGATGTGGAGGTAACTGCAGCACCCGAGTTGACCGTTATGGAGTCACCATCGGTAGATATTTCTTCGGAATTACCTCAAGCAGACACAGTTGATTCAACATTAGTTACACCACCTCCACCTCCTCGCAAAAAAACACAATCTGAATTAAGGATAGATGTTACAAGGCAAGCAATGGCAAGAGCCAATCCTATGGCTGCGCTTATGCCTGATTTTATGATACCTATATTAGCTGATTGGACTGCTATGACAGCAGAATTAGGAGCTGGGGTTGTTGATACTGCTGAAATATTATACGAATTAGGATTAGCTGGAATAAGTGATAAAACTTTTGATAGAATATCTCGTGAACAAAGAATAGATATGTCAGAAGTTTACGAAGGCGTAGAAGCACTTAGAAATATTAGAGAAAAAAAATATGATGAACAAGGCAATGAGTTAGATGCCATTGGCTTGTGGCAATCAGGTCGCAAAGGTGAGTCAGCACAACAATTTATTAGTGAAGCAATTGGCTCATTACCTGCCACTGTTTTAACTTATATGATGCCAGGATATGGCTCAGCTGTAATAGGTCTTGGCACATTTGGTTCTGAATTTGAAAGAAATTTAAAAGAACGACCAGAGGAAACAGCAGGGTTGATGTTAGGTAATGCTGCTTTAAAAGGAGGGTCAGAAGCTTTATTTGAATGGTTAGGGGGATATACTTTTAAAACATTAACTAAAGCGGCTAC